GTCAGGAGTCGGTGCAGAAAAAAAATTATTTTTATTTTTATTTTCTAAATCTGTTTTGTTATTTGGGTTTGCGGTTGTTGACAGTTTTGGTTTTTGTTTTTGTTTTGTTTGTTGTTCGTCTCGTGCTGTTCGATACTTGTTGCCTCTTGTTGCGTTGCATTTGCGGCACGCTGGTACGAGGTTGTCAAGTTCTGATGTGCCGCCTCTGTCTGTTTCTATTAAGTGATCTGCCTCTGTTGCTACGTTATGGCCGCACCAGTGGCATGGTGGGTTGTCACTCAATATGAGTTTGCGGTTGCGAATGTATGTCGCTGATGCGTGTTCTGTTGATCGTCGTTTAGCCGGCATGAGGCTCACGCGCTTCGCTTGTGCTAACGCGGCGCATACGCGCCTTGTTGTCGGTTTGTTGGTGGTGGTGTGTCATGTCGGGTGTGCCTTTGTTGTGTCGGTTTGTTTAGTGTATGTCAACTGGTGTGTGTGTTGTGAGACAGTGTGATAATGCTCTACCCATCGGGCTGCCTCAATCCGATTACCTTGCATATCACCCGATTATGTTTACGGGTCGCTCAAGCACATTGCATTAGCGCTCTCGTGTATCAGTGTTAATGCGTGCTCGTCTAACTGCGTTACCGCAGATCATCCAACCGCGATGCGACTCGCTTAGGTATCCGGTACTAACCGATTGTGTGGGTCTTACTTCTTATCAGACCATGCCATCAGCACGGTGCATAACATTGCTAAAGCCAACGCAAGCCAGACTGTGCGGCTCACTTCTTTAACCCATCAATCACGGCATGGCATTGGCTACTCGTTAACGTCTCAACTATTACGTCATCAATCTGTAACAATCGGTGAATGTAGTCAAGTAGTTGTAGGTCATCCCAACCTTTACCGCGTGCAAGGCTCTTTAAGAAACCGATCTGTTTGGCTGTAGCGCTGCCATGTGCATCTGGTCGAGGGGTACTTGTTAATCGGTTAACCTTTGCCATTTCCTCAGATGATGTGCGCTCACCTGTATGGCCAATCTTGCTGTTGCTTATCATGCGACCTATTGCGCTGGTCTCACAGTTTTCTAGAAACGAAGTTTTGTTTACTTGGCTATTACCAAATACTTCCTCTGCATATCCGGTTGCAATGAGCCTGTCATCATTGTTGTATCCTTCAGCACGCATAATTATTGTTGAGCCGTCATAGTGATGAATTGTGGTAATGATACGGCCGTTGTCAAACTCTGTCCACCAGCGCACTAAGCGTTGTGCAACTGTTTCATAAAGTGCAAGATCGAACGCCATCAGACTGTTCTGATCTCTCGTGTCTCAATAAATGTTGACCAATCAGGTCGCTCGTCAAGCATCATTCGTGCGTAGTGTGCTGCGTAATTGTTGTTGATCTTAAATTGGCTGTTTGGGTCATCTGCTCTAATCATTGAGTTGTAACGACAAACCTCAAACAACAGTTGTAGGCCAATGCGTTTGCGACCTTTGAGCCACAAATCGTTAGCGAGGCGCATCAGTTCGTCAAATATGTGTGGGTTTTTTTTGTGGTAATCAAGAAACTTGTCGTGTATTCCCATTGATGCATAGAACGCTGGATGGTATTTAGTTCCGGCTAAACCGTGCGATATTGTAAACAACTCATCACTCATGTCGGGTTTCCTTTGGTCGGGTTTATTGGTTTAACTTTAGCACACGCTTTTAGGCCGGGATGACACCACAAGATTTTGGTTGGGTTGGTTGCATGACGTGTGCCGTGCATCATCAGATCGCATTTTTTACAGCGCTCGTATAACATTTATTGCCGCTTTGATTACTGAGGCGTTAAATCTGTTTTGCTCGCCACCTATCGTCATGTGTGCGTCGTACATCAGCACCAATTCATCGAGCAAGATGTTGTGGTCATCGAGTCGGTCTATTGGGCGCGGTTTATGGTTGGGTCGCACAATGTCATCTATCATTTCGCCAAATACTTTGCCAAGTTTGTCGCTGTAGTTATCGGGATACATCTGTCTTGTCTCCTCTGTAATGCCGGGTTCGGGATATGGTGTGTCGGTCATGGGTTGGGCAGCGCCCATGCCGACCAGCCAACCTTACGCCAGAGGTGTAACGCGGCAAGGATATTTACGTCTGGGTTAAATAGATCATCTCGTTGCTTAATGATGCCAGCCTCTTTGAGCCAACGGTCGTGCACTGAGTTGACTTGGAATAAGCCACGCGAGCCACCGTTTGAGTCTTTAGCGTTAAGCGCCAGAGGGTTGCACGCGCTCTCACGTTGCATAACTCGCAAGATCATTGGTGACTCGCTGATTGGCCATCCGGCAACAATGGCATCGTTCAGGTATTCCATACAGCCTTTGTACGGCAGTGTGATAGTTGGTGCAACGGTCACTGGCACAACACTGTTGAGCGTGGTCGTGATCTGTATGCCCGGTTGCAATTTTGGCTCTGGCGGTTTGTTGGCATCCCAGAGCAACGTAAATGCTGCTAGACCACTAATGAACCATGCACCTATTTTGATCGTCAAATAACTCATTATTTTTTCTCCAATTGGTAAGGCGTTTGCCAAGAGTCGCCAACGGCGCTCTTAAACGCAATCTGTGCGTGTAGTACTTTGCCGTTATCAGGGTCGCGAAATATCTGGACTAAGACCATTTGATCTGTGTCGAGGTGTGTTGTGTAAACCTCGTAAACGTATGTTTTGGCGTCAGCCATATTGCATCTCCCCTTATCGTCGGTACTTTGACCTTAGGGTATTACTGTGGTAATTCGGTGAATACCCTCTCAAACGCTTGTTTTACAAGGTTTGGTGCGTCTGCCATTTGTGGGTTAATCTCAATATGTAGCCAATCGCCGCCCGGTGCGCCGTGTATCTCTGGCTTGCTGTATGACTTCCATGCTTGTCGATCGCAGCGCCAGCCTCGACCGTAAGCCTTTGGGAAATAATCAAGCACGCACTCGACACCAAGCGCGTTGGCGTTGGCTAGCACAATGTTAATAAACGCAATTGAGCCTTTACGGTTAGCGTTTGGGTGTTTCTCTGATGGTCGGTATGACAAGTCAACTGCTCGACCGGTGGCGTGCACGCTGAGAGCCTCTGATCCTCTCATCGTTCTCACACCGAATGAGCCGTTATTCCAAAACGCGCCTGCACCGTATTTAATACTTTGTCTAATCCATTCATCCATGCCGGCGCGTGGGCCTTTAGCCTCGCCGTCGCTGTTACCTGTGTACGGCTTTGAGCCGGGTACTTTAGGGAGTGCTGGTAGTACTGGCATCAGCCGGCTTTGCTTTAAGTCCGTTGGCGGCAACAAGACCAGACAATGTGCCCGTCATAAAGATTGAGAGTGTCTTTAGTAGATCGATAAAGGCTTGATCGTTTGGTGCTTGTTTCTCTGGCTGTTCGACAAACCCTAAAAAATACACAAAACCTATAACAGTTATTGCAAAGGTAATTGCGATTGTGCAAGCGACAAATACAATCATGCGTGCGTGTAAGTAGTCAATCTCTGATCTGTCTTTAGCCATTGTCGCATTGCCTTACTGTTATGCAATGTGCAGGCAGCGCGCTATTGCGTACAGTTTTCTTGCCAGCGTTTGTGCGTGTTGTTTCGCACGCGGTCAAGGCAAGTGCAAGCATGACACTAGCCAAGTAGTAGCGCGGCTTCATCAGCACTAATGCCTAAACGAGTAAGCAATGCAACTTTTGCTGCTGCCTTTGCTGCTGGCTCTGCCAACATTTCTTCCTGTACCTCAGGCCACAAAGCATCAAGCGCGGCTTGCGTTGGCTTTGTGCCATCACTTAGCCAAGTCAAACCTGTGTAATCGTCACCGTTTAATGTCCACTCTTTACCGGCATAACGGCGTGATAAAACTGCTGCATAATCGGTCATGCTGAAATCTCCATGACTGTAATTGTGCTTGCGGTGCGTGCTCGACCAGCGACATCTGCGTCACTTTCAGAGCGATTTATGTACATACTGTTTGATGTTACGCGGCAATCAAGTTTGTAAGTTGTGGCCGATGTTGTTGCTGGACTGTCTAAGTAAATGACTGACCCTGTAATAGTCCAGTTTGTTTGCCCGGCTTGCATCTGAAAAGTTGCAGGCGTTCGTGAGCCTGCTGTGTCACCAATACTGATTGCGGTAGAGCCTCTAAGTAAACGCACAAAACTGTCGTTGTTACTTGGACTGTGACATCCGTTAATGCTTGAGACAACAAGTATTTTGCTAGATGATGATGATGGAGTAATGCTTACTGACATACCAGTGATGTCGGTAAATGATGTTGATGATGTTGTAAATGTGTCAGTTTTTGTTGTGCTAACAACTTGCAGTACGCGAAACGCGCCACGCAAATCATTTAACTGTGCGGCAGTTAAAACGGTGTTTGCGACAAACGCTGCTGGAAGAGTGGTAACTGCGGCCATAGTTAAACTTTATCCTAACGCATTAGTTGAGTTGATGATGCCGTATGTGATGTCATCCAAAATCAGGTCTGAGAGCACGGTTGTGGCTGCCGTGTAGATCGTGACTCGATGCCCGGTTGAGACATTGATGCGGTGCTCTATACCCTCAACGCTTAAATCTTGTGTGATGGTCAACGGGCTGCCACTGGTAAATGTCTTGACGGCGCTTACTGTGTCACCAATTTCTACGGCCGTGATTGTGGTTTTTTGTGGGTCTGTAAGCGTGATGTAACTGGTTGAGATGCTGGTAAAACGTGGCAACGGCAACGGCACAAGTAGGTAACTGGCAAGGGTTGCAGCCTGTGCATTGCTGCTTAAAAGGCTGTCTGTGATGGCTTGTGTTTGCGTAAAATACTGGCTTATTGATGATGCGTTGTTGGCGTTTTGTAATGTGCCGCCAACCTCAATAGTCACGTTGGCATTGTTAATTACTGGTGATTGGTCAAACTCGACTTGTAGCACGTCATAGTCAAACCCGCCACCGGCATCAGTAAACGTGGCAATAGGTGCTGAGAGGGTTGTGCCCGTTCTCGCTTGCGCGGTCAGCACGTTTGTTTTACTACAGAAAATGCGGCCTTGCTCTGCCTCTTGGATGCGGTTGAGGTAGGCGTTTACGTTTGTGCCTGAGGCGATTGTGTAAGCGCCTAGCGTGGCTGTAGGTGAGGCTGTGAGCGATGTTGAGCCTGTGTAGGCTGCGGCCGTTAAAACGGCTGTAATGCGCGCTGAGGAGTTTTGGCTACTGGTCACGGTTTCGGGCAAAAAACCTTGTGAGAGGGTAAAAATGTCATCTGCCGCAAACACCGCATATTGGGTTAAACCATCCATTGTGTACTGCTGGTTAAACGTGGTGATTTTGCCTGTAAAAATGCGTGCACCGTTACGGCTTAACCGGATGTCTCTTAGCGGTGCTAGTCCGGGTTGCTCTGTAAGTGTGTTGTAATACGGGCTAGAGGTGTTAAACGGGTCTAGGTCACGGTTTGTTTTCGGTATGTTAATTGACACCGCCATCTGTCCCGGCCCAAACACATCGCGTGGTCGTTTACGGCCTCGACTTACCGTGATGTCTTGCACAAGATTTGATATGTCAACGTAATCTGTGCCATCGCCGTCTAATACGGCAGTGCCGTTTAGGGTTGAGTCATCCAAGTAAAACGCTGACGAGTCGTAACCTGTTGAAAGTTCTAGTAAGTATGTGCCGCCTGAGATGACGGTTGCACCGGGCATTACCTGATCGCCAAGTTAAGTGGGCCGTAGACCTGCGTGTACTGTGTGAGGCTGTCGAGTACTGCTTGGCCTGTTTGGGCATTGCTCATCACACCGCTTACATTGATTGTGACACCGCCGCCGGGCACGCCTGAACCTTGCTCTGGCCGTGATGGTGTTAATGGTGTTACTGATGGAACTTTTACTGACGAGTCAAATGTTGCGCCAATACCTTTAAGATCGGCAAGAGTTAAACCTTTAGCACCAAGCCTTTTTTGTGCGGCATCAAATGCTGCCTCAATACCATCAAAATATGATTGTGCGTTAGAAACTCCAGCGCCATACCATTTGTTTGCGGCAGCCAACGCAATGCGATCTGCTACATCGTTAACTGATTTGACCAGAGCATTGACACCTGTTGGCCCAGTGATGTTCTCTTGTGCGCCAAGTACCAACTCATGTGCAATGGCTGCACCGGACTCACCGCCGGCGTCGAGCACGGCTTGTAATGCATCAAGTGATATGCCTCGTTGTAAGAGTGTGTTGATGTCCTCGCCATAGGTTTTGATACCTTCAACTTGAGAGTTAAGGCCCTCAAGAAAACCTGATGTCACATCTGTGCCGGCTTGCACAGCGTTAACTGCGGCTGATGCTTCATCAAATTGACTCTTTATTCCATCAAAGTATTTTTGAGCGGAACTAACACCCTCACCATAAAAACGATCGGCAGTGTTTTTGCCAAGTTGATCGGCAGTTTCCATAACCGATTTAACAAGAGCGTTTACACCTTCTGGCCCTGTGATGTCATCTTGTGCGCCGGTCAAAAGATTGCGTGCGATGGCAGCACCGGACTTTGAGCCGGCAGCCAAAATCTGTTTGAGAGCATCCTCTGACAGACCTTTATCTAACAACATTTTTATGTCATCGTTGTATTCTTTAATTGCTTTTACTTGGTCGCGTAGACCTGTGATAAATCCATCTGGGCCTTCGTTGGCTGTCTTAAAACTGAACGAGTCTTTTATACCGGCAGCAATACTTTTAGCAAAATCATTAAATGTTGCTTTTGTTTTGCTTAATTCATCGCGCGCATTTTCTAAACCCTTACTCAAATCATCGGCGATAACTTGCGCTGCATCCTTAGTTGTTTCTGCCAACTTGTTTAACTTATCTTGAGCATCAGAAACAATTGCACCAAAACTAAATGTGCTTTTAATTCCTTTAGATACCTCAGATGATAGATCATTAAACTTATCTTTTGCTTCCGACAAAGCAATCTTTGCTTTATTAAGAGACTCAGTTATGTAATCGTTTAGAACTGCTGAAACATTTTTTACACGTTCGGCCATCCGCTTTTGTGCTTCGGTAAGTTCCTTTGTACCTTTTGCTGCATCCCTTGTTGCTTTATCTTGTGCCTCGATAATTGCTATTGCTTGTTGAGTCATGCGCGCTGACGCTGTGACTTGTACTTGCAAATCTGAAACAGCCGTTACTTGTCTTGTAGTTGCATCTGTACCGGCAATTTGTGCAGTCGTTAAATCTTTTGTTTTATTCTTGAAAATAGTAAGCGCACCCATCGCTACTACAAGACCGGCAGCAATTGCGGCTGCACCAACGCCTAATGTCATGGCAGTATTCTTTGCCGTTTCTGATGCGGCCATAGCCCAATTCAATGCAGTGGCAACAATCATTACAGCGTTAGCGGCTTTTTGTACAGCAACGTATGTAGCGATTGCTGTTGCTATACCTGCAATACCTGTGCCGATAGCAATTATTACATTGACGTGATTGGCGGCCCAATCAGAAAATGTAACAAGCATTGGTATGACGGCTTCAAGTGCCGGCAATAATGCCGTACCCAGACTTTCTTTCATGTCAGTAAATGCGCCGCTCATCAACGCAAGTTGACCTTGTGCGCTCTTACCGGCTGCGTCTGCTGCACCCTTAAAATTGCTGCTCAATACTTTAATAACTTCATTAAGACCAGCACCGTCTTTAATCATTTTGGTAATCTCTGGTGACAAACTCTTTATACCTTTGAGGTTGCCTGCATAGGCCGATGCAAGAGCGTCTGTTACTGTTCGTAAATCTTGACCTGTGCCGGCTTGGATATCCATCGCCAAACTCATGGCCTCTTGCGCTTTAGTAAGCGATCCTGTGCCTCTTACAAGTTGTGCAAATGCCGGCCGTAACTCATCGTCTGCGACACCGGATGCACGCGACATTTGCGTAATCATTTTTTCTGTCGCTGCAATTGTTTCATCTGATGCACTAACCGTATTTTTTAAGGCTTGTGCTAGTTGCACTTGACTCTCTTGATCCTCGATGGCAGCCTTGACAGCAAATCCACCGACGGCAGTCATTGCCGCCAACGCACCTATGGCTGGTAAAAATGCTTTTTCAAGTGCAAACCCGGCTTTCTGGCCGTTGGTCTCCAATTGTTTAAGTTGCAAAATGGCTTGCTCGAACCCTTTACCGCCAAGACTAGAAACGATGGGTATATTAATTCCGGCCATTTTGCGCCTCTATATTTCTGTTCATTAGGTTGGTTACAGTCTCCACTATTTTTAACACTTCTGCTGTGACTTGTTGACGATTTTTTTCTACAGCCACATCAATGGCTCTAGGTTGTGGCCCTACTTCTTTATTAAGCATGGCAACAAATAGTGATTGAGTGTTTCTACCAGCATGATCGTAGATCGCACCGGCAGCATCGGCTTGTTGTATAACCATTAATTGATATGGCTTTGCACCGTAAGCGACCTGCTCAGTGTGAGTTACAACGCCATCGCTTGTGCGGCCGTAGTTGACGTAGCGTTCTTTTGATGCACGCACACCAACTTTGACCTTAAAACCCTTTTGTACTTGATCAGTTTTCCAACGTGTTTCACGGCCTTTTACCAGATTGCCTCGTGCCATACCTGATAGTGGCGCATTGTTATTAAGCGAGTTAGGGAACGATGTAACCATTGATCTTGCTTCACTGATAATAATTTCGCCTGCGTTTTTGATGTCTTTGGTTACTTGGCGGCGATACTTATTGTCAAAAGTATTTAACTCTTTTAGAGTTTCTTGCACTCCGTAAATGCGTACAGGCGCAGGCCCGGCAGCCATTAGCGGCCACCACGTTGCTTGTTAAGTATCTCTATTACGGCGTTCATGTCGTCTGCCTCAAATGTAATCTCTGGCGGCCAGTAGCCGGTGGCAACGACGATCTCTGCCAGCGCGCGCCTTACTGAGCCGTGTCCGCTTTTGGGTCTTGTGTCTCCAAGACATCAATGCTCAAGAGTGACGATATAAACTGGTCAAGCGATCCGGGTACTGTAGTACCGCTTGCGCGTGTGGCTTCGTAACACAAATAAGCCAAATCCTCAACACCAATACCTGATGCCATATCTGATGCTTTGCGTTTGTACTTGCGTTCCCATGATACGACAGTCATCAAATTGGTTGTTACCTCGTTGACAGTGCCATCAGTAAATGTGGCTTTAAGTTTTAATTGCATCTTGCCTCTTTCGTGTCGGGCCGTTTCCGGCGAGAATTAATTAAGCGATTGCTACTGAGTATGCGCCACCAGTGAACGAAATATCGATGGTATCTAAAGCGCCAAGTTGGCCGTTGACAATTGGCAACGACTCTAGGTATGCGCCAGTAAGTGTTGACTCAGGGTTAGTGGCTGATGTGGCAGCGCTAGTTGGCTTGACTTTGACGGTTACTTGCGTGCCAACAAGAGTCTTAAGTGTTGCATAAGTTTCTGATGCAGCAAACGAATTGTACATAGTTACTGTGAGTGTGCTGTTTTCTAGGCCACCAACGTATGAGCGATTGGTCTGACCAAATGCAGTGGACTCAAGCGATTCGATCATGCGAGTAAAAACTGCTGATGTGCATTGGTCGGTCATATCAACTGCGTTGATTGTGACTACCGGGTTAGATAGATAGGTGCTTGTTGCCATGTGGGTTAGTTCTCCTCGTTGGTGTCTTTACTAGGTTTATCAGATTTTGTGCTCTTAATGGTGGATTTGATAAAGCCACCCTCGATCAACGCTTCAACATTGACACCATCGGCAGGTTCATAGACATCGCCTACTGTGCCAAGTCTTGGTGATGCAATTGTGTATGCCATATTTGTGTCCTAACTTTGTGCCTGCACATTGATGTTTAGATCATACGCTGCTAACTCGCTACCACCGATGATAGCAATAGTTGGCCTGCCATCTGTGACACCTATTCGAGCGCTAACTACTTTGGCTGCCAAGTTCATAAGGCTGCGTTGAGCATCTAAGTTGCCCGGCCCAACCGTAAGCAATCTGACTGGATATGACAATGTGAACACGGCACGGCTAAAACCTGTAAAAGATGGCGCGTCAATAAACACACACGGCGGTGAGATATTGCGTGGGTCTGTTACTACCTGCAAGCCTGTAACGGCGCTCAGAGTGGCTGCTAAGTTGTCTAGCGCCGTGTTAAATAGATCGGTGTAAGCAACTGGTGTAGGCATTAGGCAACCTGTGCGCGGTTGACACCTAGCAACTGTTTGATCATTGGGCTAAGGCCGTTAGACCCACCAGTGACCATGCCATCAAACGAGGCAAAGTCTGTAACAGAGCCGCGCTGACGGTACAAGAAACCGCCATAGGCGCGTGTGCCAAGACCTACGGCCGTTGACGGCAGCACAGTTAATGAGTCGTGGTAGCCAGCCTCTTGACGTCTAAGGTGGCAAAACGCTGACGCGGCTGCTGCACACAATGTAAGAAACGCGGCATCTGCTGCGGTCGCTGTGCCGATGCCTAGCCAATCCTCGACATCAGTTGCAGATACCCAAGTACACACCTGATTATAAGTAATCGTGCCAGTGGTAGTTGCTACGCGCTCAACATTGCTACCTGTGCACCGGTACATAACCTGATTAGGCAAAGGCACATTGGTATCAAACATCGGAAAGCCATCCGAGTCAATTCCAATGTATAGATATTGCGGGATTGCTTGAACAACAAATGTGCCATTAAACGGTACGGCCACTGATGCAATGGTGACACTTTCACCAACAGCGATCTCTGTTGGCTCAAGCGTTTGCACTACTGCATAGTTGTCTAGCAACTGTTTGCTTGTAACTGTGTAAGTACTCATGGCGGTAAAGCCGCCTCTCGTTTACAGGTTGGTTACGTCGATGTTGCGGATGAGATCAGTGATCGCACCAAATGTCGCAAAATATCCATAATAACTGAACGTCCGCGAAATCGTAGTGGGCGAGTCCACTGACATCATGCCACGCATATTTTCGTAGCACTCGAAAGCGCGTGATGCATTAGCAACAATCAAAGTGTTTTCATCAATTACGTCAAACTGGCTATCAACAACAATGTTGAGACCCATTGGGTTTTGACCTGACCATGATGCTGCATTACCTGCGCCGAGTGTGTTCATGCCGAGCAAGCCCGGTGCGCCGATCGCTGGGAACACTGGACGGTTCTGATCGTCAACCAATTGACCGAGCAACTGCCACACTTTTACGGATGTGTACATCGTGTCAACAAAGAAGTTTGTGCCAACTGATGCGTCATACGCTGCGGTGTAAATTGCTTGCAACAAGTTTTCTGGGCTTGTTCCATCCCATGTTCCTGAGTTGATTGATGCACTACGCAAGTTGGTGCAAGCGTAGTTGTCGGTTGCCAACATATATTGGCCCATCAAGTCGTTAAGGATTAATCCCATCGCGGCTGGATCGGTCATGTCAATCAATTGCATACTCATTTCGGCGCTGCCTGCAAAAGTTTTGCGCTCAACTTGGTTTGCATCAATCACCATTGTCGTTGCTGACACCACCGAGTTTTGTGGTGACTGCTGTGCTGCTGATGTGTGCGTGCCGATAGTTGGTCTAATGAATGACGTGCCGTTGCCGTTCGGTAGAGCGCGTGCACCAAATGATGTCACTACAGGTCTGATGTAATTTAGATTTTGTACGAGCGGTGCTAAAACGGGATTTGGCAAAAGGCCGGGTGCATCAGTGGTGGCCGTATCTCCTGCTGCTGCTTGCAACGCGGTCTGATCTTTTTTTACGGCTGCCTTGTAAGCCAAGTTGACTTTTGCAAATGTGTCTCCACCAATGTGCATGGCGGCCATGTACTCGCCCGGTGTTGGCATTGCAAATACGCGTGCTGGCTCTGCCCACAATGGTTGTGGTGCTTGTGCTGCCTCGACTGGTGTTGCTGTTACTTCGCTCATAGGTTCTGTCTCCTCTGTGGGTTCTGTTTCTATAGTACTTATTTCTGGCTCATCTTGTGGGATACTCGCCGCAACCTCTGTAATCAGAGCGCCTGCAAATGCACCTTCGCTGACTGTTGATAATTCTGACCATTTGGCTTGCTCAATGACCATGATGTGCTGATCGTTAAAATGCCATTTGGTAGGTGTCACACCAACGGATACGCCGTCAATGATGCCCATACCGCACAACGTCAAAATCTCGTTGCCAAGTGCGGTGGGTGCAATTTTTGCGCTGAACAACATTGCTTGATCGCTGTCCACTCGTTGGTTAACAATGCCAATGATTTGCTCAGAGTTGTGTTGGTTAAACAGTTTTGGGTTACGGCCATCAGTTGGTAGCGAGCCGGGTAGAAACATTACTTGCGTACCGTCTGCAACGGTTGCTGGTGTGTTGTAAGTTACCGCAATGCCGCTGATGGTGCGTGATGGTGCGCCGTCTGGTGCTGCTGCATCTACTGTAAATGGGCTTGCCTCAAGTCTGATCATGATGGTGATATTACACTTGGAATGGTTGTTGGTGTGGGATTAGGCATATTTTTGTTGGTGGCATCGGCCATCTCTGCACCGTATTCGCCGGCTAAATAATCCTCAACATCAAACTCAACGAACTGACCAGCCGGCAGACACATTGATAATGCTGATGCGATTGCGTCTGCAAATGGTCGAGCGCCAAAAGTCCAAAGCAACTCGCGTGCTTCTGCTGCTGTTGTGTATGAATATGAGCCAATGTTTGCGCCTAACAAATATGGTGGCACACCGCACAAGTTGGCCATCTCTTTGACTTGAAACTCTGACGCGTCAATCAAAAGCATCTTGTCTGGGCTCGTCGCGGTCTCAATGTAATGCACCTCTGGAGACAGCGCGGCCGTTTGGTTGGTCGCTCTAGCCGCGTTAAACGATGCCGCTAGATCAGCCAACTCGGTTGATGACAACGGCTCTGAGCCAGCCTGTACTTGTAGCACACCAGCCGGTATTGCACTTGATGCGTTGCGGAAACGTGCAGCCTCAAGTTT